GGGGCAGATCATCAGCAGCATCAGCGATCAGCTTAAACTCACCAGTGGCATCCATGATGCGGTAGGTGAAGGTCTGAGCGCCAGGACCGGCTTCAGAAGTTACGGGCAGCACAGTCGGATATTTGATATCCGCATACTGCACTTCAAACACTTGGGGGCGGATGAACTCAAGCTGACGCTCAAGAAACAGACCCGCTTCATCCATACGGAATTCAGACATTGGTAGGGCCTCCTATCAAGAATCAGCAGAGAGAGTGAAGCTCGGACCATTCAGCTCCAGCAGGGCAATACCGCTGCTAGTAGTGGAGGTGAGGAAACGAGCGTTGGCCAGACGGACGGTTTTGCCAGAAGCAAAAGCGTGCGAGAACTGACCAGCTTTGCCGGTGCCGCTTGCGGAATACAGCACGCGAACAGGGGAGGTGGGGCTGACGGCGCCAGTCACGTAGACGGCCACAGCACCTTCGTTCACCACGTTCATGGCCTGCTGATTCTTCACGCCAGGACGGCTGTTGGAATCCAGGGCAGTTTCGTCCACATAGGTGAGAGCGTTAACGCCCAGCACGGTGTCGGAAGCGCCAGAAATGGTGGTAGCGGAATTGGCAACAGTGCCAGCAGTGTTATAGACCACCACATTGCCGAAAGCCAGCACAGCGCCGGTTTCGTTGATGCGAGTGGAGATGGTGTTGTCGCGGATGTCGGACAGACCGCCCTCCAGATAGGCGGTGTGAGTCAGGGCGTAAGCCTGCTGCACGCCACCAGCGGAGGCAGTGCCCGAAGCGGAGAAAGAAACGGCCATAATTACTTAGCCTCCTTAGAGATGGAGAGAGGCTTCTTCCATGCATTTTGCAGCGTTTCCATGTAGGAAGACGGTGCGCTCATGGGAGAAGCAATAGAAGCCACGGCTTTACGCAGCTCATCAGTGGCAACAGAATCATCGCGGGACGATTCGGCCAGAGTGTCAAACATGGCCTGAACATAGTCATCAGACTTTTCAGACAGATCAACACTATCGCCACGCACGGCTTTGATGGCGTCCACCATCACCTCACGGGCTTCTTTGCCGCTAAATTCATAGGCGGCATCCAGAACAGGCTTAGCCTTTTCAATCAGAGCAAGACGCTCTTCAACCATGGAATCAAGATTGATTTCCTTGGCGGCAGCCAGTTCGCCTTTCAGTTCTTCGACGTGCTCGGCCAGAGCATCGGCGCGACCCTCAGCGGAATCACACTTGCCCTTCATTTCCTTAGCCATGGCATCCATTTCGGACTTCATGGCATCGGCGGCGGCCTGCAGCTCGTCGTATTTTTTCTTCATGTCCTCGTAGGACATTTTGGCGTCTTCGCGTTCTTTAGTGATCGCAAGAGCAACGCTCTCCGTCACCTCAAACTCGGCGCCATCAAAAACGACTTTTGCAGTCATTAGATGGTCTCCTGTAGTAGAGAATAAAGATAGATCGGCTGCATCTTGACGATCAAGATGGAGCTTCACTTGCGGGCCAGCGCGGCCCCGACGAACAATAGCGATGTGATTGCCGATGATCTCCTTTTGGATGCCATCGTAATTTTCGCCACTTTCTGTAACGCCAGGCGTGGGATCATAATTCACCCTGTAGCCAGCGCTTACCTCACGAGCATCTCCCCGCATAATCCGTTCAATGGCATCTTTGTCCGTGATTGTCATCACGGCCTTGACGAAACCATTGTCATAGACAATCTCAGTGCCGCTAAAGCCCACTTGGTAGTCTTTAGTATTGTCGGCATCAAGAAGAACAGGGGGATGTTCCGAAGTGATTGCCTTGCCCGCAAACGAAGCAAGACTCTCGGGAGACGCCACTTCTGTTTCTGGACGATACTCTCGCCGCACAGAGCCATCAGCATCTGTATAGAGCTGAATGCCAGTGCGAGCAATCGAAGCCCACGCCCGAAGATAGCCTTCTGGCGTCATTTCGTATTTCTCAATTGGCGAGAAATCGTACCGACAAGATGTGGTGCTCATGCTTATACTTTACCAAAAAATTGTTATTACAATAAAAAAGCTTATTCAATTTCGACTAGCGTTATGATGTTCCTGGCAAAGAGCAACGCCGATGTGCTTAAAATGCCGCACCAGCAGGCGCGATTGCTCATTGCTCAGCGTGTCAAGGACGCTCGCTTAAATAGCGGCCTTTCACAAAAGGATGTGGCTGAAATTCTCCATATCAGCCAAAGCTCTTATTCACGCATTGAACGCGCCACAGTCCCGCCAGATTGCGTGCAAATTCGCACTCTTAGCGGTCTCTATGGAATTAGCGTGCTGTGGTTAATGGGCTACCCATCGTTCATCGCCCATACGCGACATTAATCTTCGTCGTCATCTCCGCGAAGCTCGCTAAGTTGACTTTCAATGCCTTCCATGATATAAGCTTTAGCCATCGCCTCAATTTCAAACGTGAGAAACTTGGTGGGGTCAAAATGAGGGTCGGGCTTTTCGTAAACACTCATCACATAGATGTGAGTTTCATCTAAGCGACCATTCTTAAAGCATTGCTTTTCAACGAGTTCCCACTGGGAAGTATTGCGGTGTTCGTTTGCGGAAAGAATGGCTAGCGCCTTCAAAAGACCAATGCCTTCGTCTTCTTCTTCGATGACGCGCACATATTCGCTCATTGGTCTTTTTGACGACTTTCTACCATCTTAATAATGCGATTTGCCCACGCCCTACCGGCATCGCCGCCCCATAGCAGCCAAGCAATATAACCAGCATCGTTTTCTCCGCCGCTCTTGTTTTTCTCGTGACGAGAAAAGAAAGCAGCCATACGCTTAATTGTGGCGAAGCTTACGGCTCCACCACCAGCTAGATCACTAGCGCGAGCCACGCCGCTACCAATGCCTTGCTTCCCGGCCTCTTGCGTAGTTAGTCCGCCTTTTCCATGCTTCTTGCGAAGCTCTAGGCCGCGACGGGCGGCGCTTCTAACGCCAGCAGGAGGGGAGAAGCTTTCTGCGTCACCCCTCAGCGCTTTTTTCCGCAGGACGCATCCTCCATTTCTTCTTCTTCCATACCCTCTTCCTCTTCTTCTTCTCCAATGAGGGTCATAAAATAATTATCCCAATATTCATCGCTCTTGCCCTGACGGCTCATGCCGGCTTCTGAAAGGGCAATTGCAATGGCCTGCTTACGATTCTTTACAGGTTTTTTGTCGCTGCCCTTTAAAGTGCCAGCTTTAAACTCACGCATCACCTTGGCCACTTTGGCCTGTTTTTCCTTCTTGGTCATGGTCGTAATGCTTTCTTTAAGCATACTCAATGAATAAATCCTATCGGCGCTGTTTCAATAGTCATGCCAGGAAAGAATTTGTCACGGTATAAAACCAGGCCAGTCAGTAAACGTTCGGCAATAAAGGCCAGAGCCCGTTTGTCATAGCCTTCAATGGAGAGAAAATGTTCCTTATGTTTTTCCCAAATAGGCAATAAACAAACGAATAAAGTGGTCATAAATTGTTTGTAATGTTGCTTTGGCCCACGAGCCATGTTGCAACCAATAAATAAATTTTGCGCCCATAATTTGTCAATCTCTTCTCGCGTAAATGCCCAGGCGCCAGTATCAGCAAGTTCGCGAGTGATGGCAGGGGCATCAAACTCTGAATGCCCACCATAGAACTGCTGCTCTAGGGTGCAAGTGAACACAGCCGGCTCTGGCACGTAAAGCACATCCTCCGCATACCATCCGGACTTAGGCTCTATCCAATTCCGACGATATTGGGCATTGCCAATGTTTGCTTCTTCAGCATTTAGCAACATCCAATGCACACAAGATAGTTCTCCCCATCGCCTATTTAAAGAGGAAATAAACGCTCCTTCGTCGTCAAACATATAACCTTGCTTCCGCAAAGCCCTGCGCTCTGCATCGACAATGTTGCAGGCCCCGCCCATAATTGGGACAATGCGAGATTGCGCTTTATAACGAACCTTTTCGTTTTGAATGCACACTGCATAGATGGTGTAATCAGACGGTTTCATACACTTGCCTCGCAGCCCATAGTTCGTTGTAATTGTTGACGCTCTTGGCGCCCAGTCCAGTGAGGTCGCCGCCTCCGGCTGGCTTGCTCCACGCCATGATAGTGCCATCAGGCAGCACAAACGCCCTGTTCTTCTGTTCATGCGTGGGCGTTAGCTCCAGATAGTCTCCATAAACAAAATCTGCCTGACTTCCGTTGCATGCCAATGCCTTGCCAAGGAGAGTAGGGCCAGTGGGGCACAATGGCGTGATGCCATAATATTGTTCCACGCAATTGGCCACAATCATTTCAATGGCAGTTTGCAAAGCCTCATTGTTGGGCTGGGAATACAAAACAGTAGTGGCACAAGCCCAACTGGTATAACTAAATCGCTGGATGTCGCGGAAGGCTAAAAATTTAATGCGATCTCCCACGTCCACAGCATTAACAGCGCGAATAGCAATATCGAAATACCAGCCGCCAAAATGATTGAGGAGACAGAAGCGCCCAAGATCAGCTTTATACGAAAAAGGACGTAGCGAATCGTAAGCCCATAAAACGTGCCCACCATAAACAGAACCAATGAAATCACGGAGTTGCTCATTGTTGTAAATAACGTGATTGGCTTTAGGAAATACTGTATCAATAGTGCTAGTGGCATATTGAAGAAAAGGGGAAAGCTTTTCTTCTGGATTAGTGGTTAGAAAAATTTGAGAAATCTGCATGGCCATCAATCAATTTTTGCGGGAGTACCAAAGCCCTTGAATTCAGGCTCTTCTAACTCCATGGTCAAAACTGTTTCCACTTGAGCCATCATCAGCTCCGTAATACCAGGCCAAGTGAATTCTTCAATGCGCTGCTTGCACCATTCGCCATCAGCCTTTAATTGCTCTCGATCTTCGTAATACATCGTGAGCAATTCGGCTAAATGATCTGGCGATGGCTGGCCACGGTCAAGGCCATAATTCCTGTCCACTTCCCAGCTTTCAATGGCAATGCGCGGCACGCCACTAAAGATTTCCTTGCAGCTCGTATGATCTGGCACCAACTGAGCCACGCCAGTGGCCGCATGTTCAGTGTTAACCAAGCCCCAGCCTTCCCCAATGCAAGTGTTGATGCCAATGTCTGAAGCGTTATAGACCATGTTGAGCTGCTCAATAGTAAGACAATTGGCCGTCGAAAAGCTTGGACTCGTCAAAATAAGTTTGCCGGTTGGGTCGTAGCCTTCGTCTCTCGCTACGCGCTTAAACAACGGAATCAAATCCCACCCCATATCTTTGCTGCCCATATTCAGCCATAGTCTTGCATCAGGCTTGTCCTTGGCAAATTTGATAAAGCCCTTAATGGTTAAGTCAATGCGCTTACGGGGCTGGTTTCTATTGCCATTGAAAACAATGAAAACATCTGGCGGAACGCCCAGTTTTTCTCGGCATTCGGCTTTGTCCATGGGAAAAAACTTGGTGAAATCTGTGCCATGCCCCATAATGCCAATTGGTTTTTCATAGCCAATCTTGCGAAGCTCTTCGGCGCCAAACTCCGTATAAGTGGCCACGCCGTCCCATTCGTTAATAGGCTCTAACAGTTCGGGGAACAAGCCGTAGCTGTCAATTGGCGTATACACAAAGAATTTGAAGCCGATGCTTTCTTTAAAAGCCTTAACAGCCTTCCATAAGCTGATGCCTATCCAAATATCATTTGTCACCCACACCAAATCTGGTTTAATCTTTTGCACTAGCTCTCCAATGCGATGGGAGCCAAATGGATCGGAGCCATGCAGCATCGCCGGGTAGGTGTCGTATTTACGAGCTTCTTTGTCTGGATCGCCATGATAGTTAACGGCCAACACGCTCACTTCATGCTCCTCGGCCAATGCGGGAAGTAGGTTTTCCGCCACACGGCCAAAGCCAGTTTCCACAAAAGCATCGCCGCAATACAGAATTTTTGCCATGACAAAACAAGAATCTTCGCCATCATAAGCCGCGTTTATACTATGGGCGCAGGAGACGAACCATGCGACTATCACCAGCTTCAATGCGCTTCTGCATTAGCACTTGTCAGAAGTTTGCAGCGCATACATTGCAGGTGATCGTACCTTCCCTACTCCAAAACGGCATTGCCAAAGAGCATATTTTGATTGTCAATGGTGGATGGGAGGATTCCCTGACAATCACGGACTACGAAGGCGTGCCAATGCTGTTGACGCCGCAAAACTCTTTTGAATACACTCCTCTCATTGAAATTGTCGATAGCAACATCCACAGCGACTATTGGTTCCTTCTGCACGACACCTGCATCGCTGGCCCCTTGTTTTACGAACTTGCCTTGTCGTTGCCAGTAGACAGTCCAGAGAAAGTGGCCCTCAAGGGCACGCCATCAATGAGCATTGGCCTGTATCGCATGGACTACCTCCTGCGCCACAAGGACCGCTTGATGGCCATCCGAAACACGGACTGCTCGCCTGAAGCTCTGCAAAGGTGGAAGCAATGGGGCGTGCCAAATGAGGACTACATGCTCTGGAAATTAAACGACGCACCCACTCACGTTTACCATCCTGATCGCCATGGTCCCGACGAATGGAACTACCAAGGTCATTCAGACGCATATGGCACTGGTTTTGCCCGTCGCATTGAATATTTTCCCCAGTTAGACCTCTATAAAGCCAAAAGCAATTGGCAAGGCGTGCAGCCAGTCCTCTGTCTTGACATCTGATGAAAAATATTGCCATCATCGGAGGCGGCTGGGTGGGCTGTCATCTAGCTAAAGAGTTCAGCAAAGAACACAACATTACGATTTACGAGCGCAATGATCATTTGATTAGCGAGGCATCGCTGATCAATCAGAATCGCTTGCACTATGGCTATCACTATGCACGAAATGGAAGGACGCGCCAATTGTGCCGCACTACTTTCCATGCGTTCTTAAAAGACTACGGTCATCTTGTTGAAGACATTACGGACAATTTGTACGCTGTTTCGCAAGACGAAAGCTTGTTGGACGACACAACAATTTTGACAATTTTTGATGAATGGCCGCATCGCGTGGTTTACGCCCCGTGGCTAGACAACACTTCCTGTGCCATTGCCACGCCAGAAAAATTTATCAACCCTGTATTGGCAGGAGAATATTTTCAAGCTCTTCTCTTGCCATTTGTTGTGCATGAAGAAATAGTTGCCAATGAACTTCCCCTTTTACAACAAGACTATGATTTAGTGCTTGATTGCACTAACAACTTTCTTTTGAAGCCAGAAGAGAATTGCTTTTTTGAGCGCGTCATGATGATGCTCTACACCATTGAACGGCCTCTTCCCTTTGGCGCACTTACTTACATTGACGGAGAATTATTCTCCCTCTATCCCTATGGCGAAGGGCTTATGTCTTTGAGCCACGTAAAGCATGGGATTTTGTCGCAAAGCGCTCGTCCTGTTGACAATTACGACGATCACGACTACAATCTCCATCGCTTAAAAATGGAGGATCATGCAAGGCAATATTGGCCGGACTTTAATTTATATCTAAGACCCGTGGCGCCAGTGTGCTCTACCAAGGCCAAGATTAAAGACAGAAGTGCCAATCGTATGCCCGTTTATCGCCAGCGTGATAACTTCGTTTCTATTTTTACTGGCAAAATTCAAGGTATCTATGCCATCAAAAACCACATTCAAACCATTATCAATCAGGCATAGATTTGCCTGAACAGTGGATATTCACGAAGATAATTTTTAGCCTTAAAAAGTTCGCGAATAATGCCAAGCTGGTAACCATGCATGCCCAGCATTTCTCTAATTTGCTCGTGCTCATATTTATTTAATAGTGGTCCATTATCAGTGTCGCTGATATGCACGTGAGCAATGTAAGGAAGATAATGTCCC